GAAGTCACTGAATCAGAAGATCAAGTGCAGGCCAAGCGTGAAGCATTTGCCGCGGCCATTGCACAAGTGATAGAATCACAAAGGGACGCTAAATAAACATATGCCACTAATAAAATCACCTAGCAAAAAAGCCATTGGCAAGAACATTGCCACTGAAATCCGTGCAGGCCGTGACCCTAAACAGGCCGCAGCCATTGCCTATTCAGTTCAGCGTGAAGCAAAGAAAAAAGACACAGGCCCCAAGGCCGCTGTGAAAGGTCGTCCTGCAAACAAAACGACCAAGATGACCAAAAGGAAACCAAAATGATGCGTCCAAGCAAAGACCAATCCAGCTCAATGGATTTTGAAATCGGCAGTTCAAAGACTGAAAAAAGTTCTACCAAATATGCCAAGAACCAATGGAGTGGCCACAGCAATGATGGTCGCTTGGTTCAGATGGATCAGCAACCAAACCGTAAAGGCAATGATGGTTCATGCCATCATGCCGGTTACACACACTCTGGCAAGACACCTCCAACATCAGCCATGCCCTCAGTTCCTGCACAAGGTTCGGTGCGTGATTCAATCAATCGTGGATCACAAGTGCGTGGTGGCGGCACAGCCATGCCCAAGACAGGACGCACAGACTTCAATGTGGGTCGTGGTCCAACCAAGGGCAACCAACAATGACAACATCTTTTACAGTTCTTGGCAACAGCACCGTGGTCTCAGCCAACACCACTAGTGGCAACACTCGAGTGACCATACCAGCTGGTTCAGTGCAGGGTGCTGGGACCTGGATGATTGACAACCTGGACACAACTAATACTGTGATCGTAAACATTGGTTATGGCAATACCATCCAGGCCAACCTGGGCACGGGCAATGCCAGCACAGCAGCCGGCTTTGTGGTAGATAGTTATGCCACCAAGTATGTGACCTTGCCAGGCAGCCAGTTCAACAACACGCCATTGGCCAATGTGTTTGTGGTGGCCAATGCAGTGTCGGGCACAGCCAATGTCATGTTCACACCCATCGCATTCAACTAAGGAAACGGATATGAAAACTCCACAATCAAACAAACCGCGTGGCGCTGTGAAACTTGATAAAGCATCGGGTTCACCAGTGATCAGCAAGACAGCCAATCCGCATCGTGCAGATCCAAATCAAGCACAAGGTCCTCGTTCAGGCAATGTGGGCAATGCGACCAAACAAAAGTCATTCCTGGCAGAGAAGTCAGACCGTAGTTCATACTTCCAACAGATCGCCACAATGGTAACAGATGCATTTGGTCAGCGTGGCGAGGGAATGAAATCCAATCGTCCGTCAACAGATGATCCCAAAGGTCTCAAGAGCATTAGCCCCAACACTAGAGTCCGGCGTGGCCCTACCAAGGGCAATCAGTAAACAGTAGTCCCACACAGTGAGCCAGGGGGTTCACTGTGTTTTTTAGCATAGCATCGAAAGGAAAATATATGCCAAGTCGCAAACAAACAGCCACCCCAGAAGAGAAAGATCTTTGGGGCACGCAACCCATACCGCCAGAAGCCGCTGTTGAACAACAGATTGCTGAAGTGGTTCAACAACAACACCAAAACACCCGAGAAACACTACCGGCCCAATATGACATTGACGGCCTGATGACTGACTTTCCCACTGCCCGTGAACTAGAACGCTTTGTGTTTGATGAAACAGGCATTGTGTTAAACTTGAAAGGTCGTGCCAACAAGTTAAAGTATCAAACAGCCATGGATGTGCTCAACGGTGAGACAGTAGATCCCATATTCATTGGCAGTGAAAACCCTTACATAGACAAGGCCGACATGGTGCCTGTGGAAGACATCCGCGAAGCACCAGCCCGTGATAGTTCACTGCCCAGTCGTGAACATGTGCAGAACTCGTTCCACAGCAGACAAATACCACACCCAGACACAGAATATCGCAATCAGGGCCGCAAGTGCGATGTCACATTCCGCAAGTATGATAGCGGTGTGATCACCTATGAAATCCTGGGACCCATTGACCAACGCCCATACGGTGAAAAGATTGACAAGTTTGGACGCCTACGCCCAGAGATTATCAAATGGGTAGATCCCAGAAGCGGCGAACAGATCATACAGCGTCAGGATGGTTCATTCACACCCATGGGCAAACGACTCCGCGTCTTGATGATGATGAAAAAGGTTAACAACACCAACTTTTGGGATGTGTGGGTAGACCGTGAGTTCATGACGGTAGACTCTGGATCCATCTCCAATCCATGGGCCGCGGAATGACAGCAAATCCACACATCCGTGCGGCCATGGGTCTCACTGTGAATCCAGAGATACATCAAGCCCTGGAGCGTCGTGCAGTGGAAGACACTAAAATCTTGCAAAAGGTCAATGCCGCACACCGTGTGGCCTTTCGTGAAAAGTTTCCAGGACAGATTGAACACTGTTTAAGACTCATAACAGAACGCCTGCAACAGGGTCTGCGCAAGGATGCTGAACTACCACTGACCAATAGAGACTGTGCGGATCTTGCCATGGCCCTGGACTTCTTGTATCAGATCAACAAAGAACAGCCCACAGAGGTTAGTGAGTGATAGATCCTGTTGTGCTAATGCGGCGTGCTCTGCGCTGGTGCCTGGATCAACACAACATGCGTCCAGAGTCAGTGGACATGATGACACAGGATCAGAAGTTAGCTTTTGAAGATCTTGTGATCACTGTGTCTGATGACATGCGCTACAATCAACTGCGCTACTTCAGACCATTTGAACATCAGCGGAAGTTCTTTGTTACTGAGACAGATCGCAGAGGCATCCTGGCTGCCAACCGTATTGGTAAAACAGTGTCAACATGTTATGAAACTGCTTATCACCTCACAGGACGATATCCTGACTGGTGGACAGGCAAACGATTCACAGGTCCAATCACTGCCATGGTGGCGGGTGAAGGTTGGAGCCAGGTTGCATTGGTTCTGCAGAAAGAACTCCTGGGCACCAATGATGTCAAGATACAGGACAACCTGGGCACAGGTGCCATACCCAGAACAGACATAGTGTTTGACACCATGCGCAATGATGGTGCCAATGTCATAGGCTGTGAAATACGACACTCCGCCGGAGGCAAGAGTTACCTGCTGTTTGCCAACTACACACAGGAAGTTAGACAACTACAGGGTTTCAAACTGAACCTGGCAGTGTTTGATGAACAGCCTCCGGATGATTTCTTCTCTGAAGTTGTCACAAGAACTGCCACCACACAGGGCATGGTCATGTGCTCGTTTACACCACTCAAAGGTCTCAACGGTCTAGTATCAAAGTTCTGGAATCGTGAACAGGGCTATGACTTCATCCGTGTGGCCTGGGATGATGTGCCCGAATATGACCCTTGGGGTGAACCATTTCTGTTGAAAGAAACCCGTGAACAACTAGAGCGTGATTACTTGCCACATGAGCGTGAAGCCCGTATTGCAGGTAAACCCATCATGGGCTTGGGTGCTGTGTTCCAGATTCGTGAGTGGCCTACCTACAGAATAGGTGACTACAACTTCCGGGACATGCCGGGCATTGAGCGCATCATGGCCCTGGACCTAGGCTTGGTCAACGACAGAACAGTGATCACGCTAATGTATTGGCACCCTGTGGAGCGTGAAGCATGGCTACATGCACAGGTTGTTGTGAAAGGGCTAGAAGAAGCCAATCCCATGAACTACATCACACACCTGCTAAGGCCAGAAGTCATAGGCACACCTATTGTGTTGCCCGCAGATGCTGGCACAGCAGGTCGCTATACAATGAGTGCTCTTAGCATAAGAGAACTGTTTGAAAGTTATGATCTAAATGTGCATCCAGATGCCATAATGAACCCGCCTGACGCACAAGGACGGCGAACCAACCATAAGAGTTACGGCATCAATGTCATGCGTCAGATGCTGGAACTGGGCACCTTGCATGTGAACGAGAACTGTCAGGATTTCCTGCGTGAAGCACAGAACTACTATGTGGATCCACAGGGCCGTTTCTCAGATCCAGATGACACCATAGATTCAGCCCGCTATGCACTGCTAGGCTGTTTGCAGGGCATTTGCGAACCCTGGGACGGATTAAGCAGTCAACAGCGCATGTCACAGGCTCGTGAACTGCTACAGCGACCCAGGGATGATGCCAACAAACCACAATGGAAAAAGGTTTACAACACACAATGATACCACCAGAGGAGTTCTACCGCATGTTATTGACCATGTTTATCGTCAGCATAGTAGTTGGTGTATTGACCATGCTTTCCTGAAAAGTCGCTAAATATATTCACAACCCAAGGACAGCCAAGTGCTTGATATAAAGAATACCGTAATACAGAATCTCAACTCAAACAACACCAAGTTGGCGAGATTCATCAAACTAAAAAACCTGCTTGATACCAAGGCCAATACCTATCTACAATGGACAGCCACCAAGAATCAAGTGAATCGTGCCAGTGATTACCATTATTTGATGTTGCCAGTGCAACAGTCAACAGCACCGGTAAATGGCATTGATTACATACATCCCAATGTTAAACCTGCGGTAGATTATGCCACAGCAGTGATCACCAAAGGACTGGCGCCCAACGGCGAAATCAACTTTGAGTTCATGCCCGATCACGAAGGTGATGCGGATGCAGCCAGACAGGCCACCAACATGGTGTCAAAGATCTGCAATGAAATGAACGATCCGCATCATGTGCTGAGCCAATGGGTCATGGATGCGGCCATGCACAAAAACGGCATGATGATGATCCTGCCCATACGCGAGCAGATCACACGCTATGTCACAACGCAGGGCACCAGAGATCAACTCAAGGCCTTTGAACAACAGGCTGCGGACAGTGGCCTTACACACCTGCGTCAGAGCCGTAGAAAAGTCACAGTGGATCTAGAAAAGGTCATGGCTGAAACACAACAGTTCATGATGCAGTTGCCAGATCAACAGCGCGAAGCCGAAATCAACTCACGCCTGGCTGCCTTGGATTCAGATCAACCAGATCAGGATCCTGACTTGCCCAATCTGGAACTAGAACAAGGTGAAGACTTCATTGCTGAAGCCATTGCCCGCAACACAATCTATGCAGCCAAATACAAGCTCACAGGCTACAACATTAACATCCAGTTCCGCAACATAGCACAACACTATTGGATCTGTGATCCCACAGTGACACAAGTGCGTGATCAACCGTTCTGTGGATTCTACGATGACATGACCATTGCTGAAGCCATGGAACTATATCCCAACATTGATCTAGAAGAGTTCTTGGAGTTTGCAGAATACAACCAAAACGGTGCTTATCAATCCGGTAGCACACTCAACAACATGGCCATACATGCTCGTGACTCTGTGCCCATCCAAGGCATTCCAGTAGGCGCTGGCAACACAGCCGACGAATATGCTCGACGCATCACTGTGCTCACATTGTGGAACCGTTTTGACATTGACGGCGATGGTGAACTAGAACTGATCGAAGTGGTCTATTCAGGCCAATACATTATTTCAGCCAAGGAAGTGGAGTTTATTCCTGTGGCATCCATGTGTCCAAAACCCCTGCCCGGCAACTTTTACGGCATGAGCATTGCAGAGTCAGTGATCCCCATGCAGGAATATGCCACAGCGGCTGCT